TCCCAGTTCAACGGCGACGCCACCGTCACCGAGATCAGCCAGGACACGTCGGCCCTCGACCCGTCCCGGTACTGGCCGTCCCACTTCGACGCCCGCGAGCCCTACAACGTCCTCGTCGTCAGCAAGGCCCACGGGCAGACGCCGTTCACCGACGTCCGGCCCGAGATTCCCCACGCCCACGTCTACGACAAGCTCCAGCTCGACGCCTACGAGGACGTCCCCGAGGTCCTCGAGGCCTGCCTCGCCATCGCCGTCGACATGTGGCAGTCCCGCGTCGCCCCCGGCGGCACCCTCGAGGCCGCCGACTTCACCCCCGGCCCCTACCGGCTCGGCCGTAGCCTCCTGTCCCGCGTCCAGGCGCTCCTCGCCCGTCACATGGACGTCGGCAGCCTCGCCTCATGAACCTGTCCAGCGTCCGCGCCACCCTCGCCGCGGCCCTCGAGGACGCCGGCATCGACTACTCGACGTCGGCCTACCCGCCGCCCATCGTCATCCCGCCGACCGTCGTGATCGTGCCCGGGTCGCCCTGGCTCCAGCCCGAGGTCATCGGAACCCCCGCAGCGCCCCGCGTCCTCGTAACCTTCCGGCTGACCTGCTGCGTCGCGCACCTGGACAACCAGGCGGCGCTCAACCAGCTCGAGGACCTCATGTTCGGCGTCATGACCAACCTGCCCCGCGGCTGGGAGGTCTCCGACGCCGGACCGCCGTCCCTCGAGCAGGTCGGGCCCAGCGAGCTGCTCGTCGCCGACCTCCAAGTGTCCACCCTCACCAGCCCGTCCTAGGAGCCGCCACCATGGCCACCGTCCTCACCGGCGCGGACCTGACGCTGACCATCGACAGCGACTCGTTCGACGCGCAGACCATCAGCACCTCGTTCACCTACAGCCCGAATCAGGCCGTCCTCGAGACCCTGTCCGGCCCGGTCTACAAGACCCTCACCAAGCCGTACAGCCTCGACGTGACCATGTACTCGGACTGGGGCACCACGAACAGCCTGTGCGAGGCGCTCGCCTCGGCGGCCCTGTCGGCCCCCGACACGTCCCTCGCGTTCACCCTGGTCTACGTCGGGCCAAACGCCACGACGACGCTGGCCGGCAACGTGTTCCCGACCATCCCGCCGTTCGGTGGGGAGGGCGCCGCGGCCGCGCAGACGTCGTTCACCCTCGTCGGCGACCGCAACACCGCCCCGACCGTCACCGCCGTCTGACCACCGGGCGGCGGGCCGTGACCTCTCCCACGGCCCGCCGTCCGGCACCAACCGGGAGGCAACATGGAGAAGTCCGTCTGGCAGTACGAGAACGAGGACGGCAAGCACCAGGTGACCATCGGCCTGCTCGACTGGGTCGCCTGGGAGAAGCACACCGGCAAGTCGGCCGGCAAGCCCCTCGACCAGATCAGCGACGTGCTGTACCTGTGCTGGCACGCCGCCAAGCGCGACGGCGAGAAGCGGCCGTTCGACGGCTGGGTCGCCCGGGTCACCGGCTTCCCGGAGAAGGTCGACGGGCAGGTCGAGGGCCCTACCCAGCCGGGAGCCTGAACCACCTGCGGGTCTCCGTCGCCGTAGCGACGAACACGGCCCCCGGCGACTGGACCGACCTGCGGGAGCTGCTGACCGCCATCGACGTCCTCGAGGAGCGGCATCGTGCCAACTGAGAAGGTCTCGTTCAGGCTCGACGACCGCGAGGTCGCCCAGATCGCCCGGGCCCTTGGACGGATGGACAAGGCCGCCTCCCGCGACCTCCGGCAGTTGTCGCGCAACATCGCCGGCGACTACGTCACCGAGCTTCGGAACGCCGCCCGCGGGAGCCGCTGGTACCAGGACCAGGCCGTCAGGGTCGCCGAATCCATCCGGGTCGCGTCCGACCGCGTCCCGACCGTCGCCATCGGTGGCGCCCGACGGTTCACCACATCCGAAGGCGAACGGACCGCCTACGGGACCCTCGTGTTCGGCTCCGAGTTCGGCTCGATCACCGCCCGGCAGCGCGAACGGTTCCGGCGGCCCGGACAACGCCGCGGCGGTCTACAGTTCCCCCCACGCTCCCCCAAGCAGGGACGCGGGAACCGCGGCTGGTGGCTGTTCCCAAGGCTCAAGCGCCTCCAGCCGAACATCCTGCGCGCCTGGCTCGAGGGGGCCCGGAAGGTCGCCGACGAGTGGGGTAAGCAGTAATGGCCGCCTCCCAGACCATCCGCACCCTCAAACTGTCGCTGCTCGCCGACACGTCCGGGTTCAACAAGAACATCAAGTCGGCCCAGTCCGACTTCGACAAGTTCTCCAAGAACGTCTCCAAGCTCGCCGTCCCGGCTGCCGCGGCGTTCACCGGACTCGCCACCGCCGCGTTCTCCGCGATCGAGGCCGCCTCCGACCTCCAGCAGACCTTCGGCGCCGTCGAGCAGATCTTCGGAGAACGGGCCGCCCGGCGCCTCGAGGAGTTCGCCCTCGGCGCCGCGGACGCCCTCGGCCAGTCCCGGCAGGAAGCCCTCGGCGCCGCCCAGCAGTTCGGCATCCTCGGCCGGACCGCCGGCCTCGAGGGCGAGGAGCTCGCCGACTTCGCCATCCAACTGTCGGTCCTCGCATCCGACCTGGCAGCGTTCGGCAACACCAACCCGCAGGACGCCATCGAGGCGCTCGGGTCGGCCCTCCGAGGCGAGTTCAACCCCATCGAGCGGTACGGCGTCGTCCTCAACGCCGCCGCCGTCCAGCAGGTCGCCCTCGCCGAGGGCCTCGCCGAGACCGCCCAGGAGATCACGGCCGCCGACCAGGTGTACGCCCGGTTCCTCGCCATCGTCGAGCAGACCCAGGTACAGCAGGGACAGTTCGCCCGCGAGTCCGAGTCCCTCGCCAGCCAGACCGCCATCGCCAAGGCCCAGCTCGAGAACTTCCGGGTCGAGGTCGGCGAGCAGCTGCTCCCCGTGTTCGTCGAGTTCCTGCCCCTGCTCCGCGGCGCCGTCGACGCCTTCGTCGCCCTCGACCCCGAACAGGTCATCGCGTTCGCCCAGGGCCTCGGCATCCTCACCGGCGCCATCGTCGCCCTCAACGTCGCCCTCAAGGGCTTCGCCGCCCTTCAGGGCGCGTACGCCGCCCTCGCCACCCCCCTCGGGGCCGTCGGCGCCATCGCCCTCGGCGTCAGCGCCTCCACCGAGGAGGGCGCCCTCACCCGGTCCGAGCTACAGGCCCGCAACGCCAACCGGGCCCTCCAGCGCGAACGAGACCGCATCGCGTTCCTCCAGCAGCGCAACCAGGCGCTCGGCAACACCATCGTCAACGTCGACGTCGCCGGGTTCGTCGGCAACGAGCGCGAACTGGCCCGCGCCGTCCTCCGCGCCCAAGAAGAGGCCCGTAGGTCCGGCGGGATCGCCACCCCCGGCACCTTCCGATGAGCTTCGACCGGGACATCACCGTCACCATCGGCGGCACCGCCTTCTCCACCGACACGCTCGCCAACATCCAAATCGAGATGGGCGGCCGAACCTGGTGGGAGCAGTCCGTCGCCGGCATCGCCCGACTCACCATCAACCAGCAGGACCCCGGCATCCTCATCGCCGACACGTTCACCATCGACGTCGACGACCAGAACGGCACCCCCGTCCGTCTGTTCACCGGCGTCGTCGACGCCACCTCCGCAGCCATCACCGACATCGGGCCCCTCTGGGACGTCACCGCCTCCGGCCCCCTGACCCAGGCCGGACGCCGACAGCTCACCAGCATCATCGCCGCCGACACCGAGGGCGACCAGATCGCCCTGCTCGCCCAGGACGCGCTCGCCACCAGCTGGGAGGAGGCCGTCGGCACCTGGGCGGCCGCGTCCGGCTCCTGGGACTCGTACGCCGTGAATACGTCGGCCATCGACACCCCCGGCCTGTACGACCTCGCCGCCATCGACCAGCTGCCCGCCACCGTCGTCGACGAGATGGCCAAGGCCGCGTTCTCCGGCGCCGGCTGGCTGTACGAGACCCGCGACGGCCTCCTTGGCTACGCCGACTCAACTCATCGGCAGGAGCTGTTGGCCGCCGACTACATCACGATTCCCGGCTCCGTCACCGCCCGCAACGCCTTCGTGACCGCCACCCGGGAGGCCGACATCGCCAACGTCCTTGAGGTCGTCTACGACGCCGGCACCGTCGAGGGCAAGGCGCTCGACTCCATCCAGGTGTATGGCCGCTGGGACCGCTCTTACGACACCACCCTCGCGCTCCAGTCCGACGCCGAGGCGTTCGTCACCCGCCGCCTCGAGCTCGAGGGCGCCCCACGGCTCAACCTGTCCGGCAGCATCCGCATCCCTCTCGACCAGACCAGCGACAACCTGCTCGACGAGCTGCTCGAGGTCGAACGGAACTACGGCATCGTCCTACAGAACGTCCCGATCTACCTCGCCGCCGAACAGGTCTACCGCGGCTTCGTCGAGGGCTACGTCTGGTCCCTCGGCCCGGTCGAATCCACCCTCGACCTGTTCCTGTCCGAGTACTCCCTGTCCAACTTCGGCCTCCGCTGGGCCGCAGCCGGACCCACCCCTTGGAACGGCGTCGGTGCTAGCCTCACCTGGCAGGACGCTACGGAGGCCCTCGCCTGATGCCC